AAAGTGGCTTCATCAGTCTTGTAGCCATACCAGCAAGTACCTACCTTCTCCATCTTTGATTGCTTGTGTTTCAAGGCTGACTTTGTTCGTATGCTATTAGAGTTCCTCTCCATCTGGCCACCCATAGCATACAGGTGAATAAACACCTCATCAATCTTAGGCTGGCTCAGGGAGATTATCTCGACTTTCTTGTCTGCCAGCTCTTGATATATGTTAATCAACTCAAGGCCTTTACGGGCTAATCGTGTTAGGCAGAATACAACAAGCGTATCACCTTTCTGTAACATGGTTAACATGGAAAGCAATATCGGCCTTTGCTCTGGCCTAAGCCTTGTACTTACATCGCTTTCGTCTACTTCAATGACCTGATCACCCTCTTTTTTGATTGCATTAACATAGTTCAAGCAATCATAAATCTGGTTATCTGTTCTCTGCATGCCGGTAGATACTCGGCTGAATATTATGTATCGCATTTTGTTACCTTCTTCCTAAGCATTCTCCTGGCTGCTGTAAGCTCCTTGGCTTTCAACTGCTCTATGATGGTTACAGCATTGAAAGTGTCTGGCAAGAGCTTTAAAGTGTCTTCTAGTTGATCCTCACATTGCTTGATAGCTCGCCTAAGATCCCATAGGATCGTGCTTATCCTTGTTCGTAGCTCTTCAGTAAGCGAGCCTATCTCTAGGGCTTGCACTTGATGATTGTAAAGGCTGGTCAAGCTGAGCTTGGCTAGCCCAAGATAGACAGCGTATTCTTCAAGCGTCTTTAAGTTTTTTTCGTCTACATAGGTAAGATCCATAGTTATCCTTTATCTCTTTAAGTTGTCTTATAGATAGCCTTGATGGCTTGCTTTTCCCGTTTTCCCAACGGTTAACAGTAGAGAAGCTTGTACCTAATAGGTTGGCAAACTTTTCTTGTGTGATGCCTAACTCCTCGCGCATCTTGATAATATCTTCTGGCGTCATCTTCCTTTTCTCTCGCTTAAACGTTTAAACAGTTCGCTAGCTCTAACCCTCCTAAACTCCTTATCCTCAATCACATAGTCACCATCACCATTATAAAGGCGCTGTAGCTCCTTGAGCGACCAGTTGCATACTTCGACATCAAAACCATCTATAATACAAGCTATCTCATCATCATCATCAGGGTTAAGCCCGAAGATATAGCAAGCCCATTTTGAGCTCCTATCTATGTATTTTACCTCGCAATAGCAAGCCATAGCCTCTACTCTGTCTCCCCAGTAGCTTTTAAGTAGCTCCATAGTCTCAAAAGAGATCATCGCAATCAGCTCCCGACATAACCCATAAAATGGTTACTATAGCAAAAAACACGTGCATGTTATTGCTCCTTCATAAAGTGCTTGTGTATGCCGTCATCCATGCCTAGCCTTAACACCTTTAAAGCTTCCTCATCAGTAGCCGAGCATTCATAAAGCGCTGTAGTTAAGTAGCTTAACATGTGGTAAAACAGTTCGGCGCTAATCATATCCTCAGCGTATGCCTCAAGGACAGTTAACAAGTCTCCTTGTAGCTTGGCTATAATACCTTGTATGTATTCGTCATCATGTGCATGATGTAAATCAGCAATCTCTTTCATAAAGCATCCTCCATTTAGCGAGCCTTTATCGGCTCGCTATTTTATTGTTTATTCTTCTACTATGCCAAATATGGCTTCATATGTATCTACTGGCATTCTTCTTTCTGCCCATTCTTTAGCTTCTTTATCTGTTAAAGGTATAATGTCCTCACCTACAGGAAAGCTTTCTTTATTGCCTATCCTTACTGAATTGTTTACAGTTAACAAGAACATATCAAAAGCACCTTGTCTTTTTTGATATAGAGAAACATATATATCATTATCTATCATGTTATTACGTTTGTATTGACATATTGCTGTATCAGTATCATACTTGACACCGTTTATTATCTTCTTCATTCTTCATCATCTCCTAGTTGTAAGAATAGTTTGTGAGCTTTATAAATGCTTGCCTTTCTATGCTCGGGCAATGCGTTTCCTTGTAGTATAAAAGCATTATCTTGCTTGATATAAAAACCATATTGCATTCCGTTTGCTATCTGTCTCCATTCATTACCTTGATCATCTAGATATTGCCTTATACCGCTGAATATAGAAGTGTTTTTCCATGCTTCATTCATTAAGTAGCCTCCTTTCAGCTGTCTATATATGTTTGAAAGTCTGAGACTGTAAGCTGTATTTTAAGCCCCTCATCATCATAATCTTGTAGTACGTAATCCTCGTACCTATCCCATTCATCTTGTGCATCCGCACAGGCTTCTATCTCGTCTCCAGGCGCGTAAACCTTTTCAATCAGGTATGTTATTTGTTCTAATGTTCTCATTTTTATACCCCATCATTCCCGACATATAAGTTAATACTATGATCTAATATGCTATATAGATCATCACTATGAGCTAAACATATCAAGGCTATCTCGTATTTATCACAATCAGATAGGCTGTGTAGTTTATCCTCTATGTTTTCATCATCGCGAAACCAGTCCATTATATCTTGTCTATCCATGTTTAACCTCCTTAATAGGCTTAAGGTATTGCACATGCTCTAAGCGGTCTATACTCGCGTTGTCCAGCTCGGCAAAACTAACCGATCTATCGTGAGCCTCTACAAAACCCATTGCTTTAACATGCCATGAGTCAAACTCCCCACATGTAAGCCTAAAAGTAACCTTGTAATATCCTAAGCTCATGTTAATAAGCCTCCCCGTTGATGAATTCGCCTACCATTGAGTATATACGCTCTAATGCTAGCCATTGGCCTCCAGCTATTAGCGTATAGATGTCTTTGTTATCTGCAAACTCGCTAGCGTATTCATCTATGCACTCAAGTGCATAAGGCTCGCCAAACCACTTATAAAGATCGCTATTGTAGCAATCCGCTTCAATTGAACAATCTTCGGTTGTATAATCATCTTGATCCATATCATCAAAGGCTTGCCCTATAACCCTATAAATCCAGTCATTCGGCATAGCATCAAAGTGTTTATGTATATCATATATCAAGGCTTCTAGCTCTTTAGGGCAATCGTCTGTCTTGCTTATATAGCTAGTACCGTTAGCCCTTGTTTGCATATGTAGATATTGCCCGTATTGTCTTCTTGTTATTGTAGTCATATTAACCTCTTATGTTTTGTTGTTGTTATTGTCCTAAGCTTCTATCTCTGTAACCTGGTAGCTTATAGCTCCATAAATCAAGTCTAGTTTATCACATCTACGCCGTGCCAGCTTTCTACATTTGTAGGGATGGCCGATAAACTCTTTAGTTCGAAAGTTGTATATCCTGTATTGCTTCATGTTATGCCTCGTTGTTATTGTCCTAATCAACTACTCTATGTTAATAGTTATTTCAATGTTCTTTTTGATGATGTAATGTGTTCCAGAGTTGCTATAGCAACAGTAATAAACGCGGTATTTTCTTCCTTCATGCAACATTTTATATTCTGTTGATAGTTTCTTTCCGTATCCACTTGCTGTCTGTTGTAGCCTTTTTAATTGCCACCATAGGGGAGCAATGATTAATTCTTCTTTGCGTACTGTAACTTGTTTCATCTATTCACCTTGTTTGTTTGTTGTTATTGTCCTATAGCTCACTACTCTGCTTTCACCCCTAGCCATGTTATGCACTATGATTAATCGCTTTCTCATTCACTATGCCTAACACTATATCATAAGCTATTGATTTAACGCAAGCGAAAGTAAGTTTATTTTGTGTAGCATGTATTTTGTGGTGTAAGTGCTTGATTATGTTGACCTTAATACCATCATGTAACATAGTTAAAGAAAAGAGTTGACAGTATTTCATCAACCATATATTAAGTTGAGGCATACCACTAAACTCCCTGCGGAGCAACTTGCGAAGCAACTTATGGATTAACAAGCTAAATAGGTTAACATGGCATTCCCAAAGCAAGGCACAAGACCAGGTGATAAGGCTAGACAGCCCAAACCTGGAATAGCACTCACAAAAACTATTACACCTGAAACAGCCAAACAGCTACTTATTCAAGAGCATGGTAACATATCCAGATGTGCAGACATCATAGGCACTTGTAGAGGTACATTCAGACGATATGTGGATAATAACCCCGAACTTGTTGAAGTGCTTAGGCAATGTCGCGAGCGTCAACTTGATCAACTAGAACAATCTTGCTTTGATCGGGCGATAGAGACTAATGATACAACCTTGCAACTGTTCTTGTTGAAAACACAAGGTAAATCACGTGGATATGATCAATCAGAGGCTCAGAATGCCGCTAAGGACATAGCCACAGCGGCTTTCGACTTCATCATCAAGAAGCAAGCAGAGAGTGACCATATCAAGCAATAGCCCTCACAGCATACCTACAAGCACATTAACCTAGCTAGCACGTAGTAACAAGCACGGTCATGCCGTTACAAAAGGGACTGGCTGGCCGCAGATTCAAGTTATTTGTATGACATCGAACCTTAGGTAGTACCGGTTACTTTGATTTCTTTCTACATGACCCCTTCCAAAGATAAACCTACTCCTCACCTAAAAAAAATATTTACACCATGTGGATTAAGCATCAAGGATGTTCCCTAACCTAGGTAGAAAAATAGCTACCCTATAAAATCCTACTACCAAAAAAAATCCGCCTGCTTTAGGATATAAAAAAAACTTTACTTTGAGGTAGGAGATGGATTACTTGTTGATGTATGATGATGAGGAGTTGATAGAGATAGCTAGGGAGTATGCGGATACGCATGCTGGATTTGATGGTGATTTTATCTACTCGCTATCAGAGGCGATGGATAAGTATGATGGGTTGACGGATAGGCAATCGGAAGCGCTTAGGAATGTTGTTAAGAGGTTTAGGATGGTTAAGGAGAAACGGCTACCATAAAAAATCGCCTGCTGGTATGATGTAAAATAACTTTACTTTGGTGGATGATGGATTATATTAATGACTTTATGCTTCAAAGCTATGTGTTTGAAACTAGGTTGAGGATTATAACGTTAGGAGGGTCACCAAGGGTGCTTGTTAGTGTGATGGCCACGGTTTTGAAGGAGATATGCGAGCGGGCGGATGAACCTGAGGCAGCTTTGGAGCAGTTGATTGAATTGCTTAGGGTTAAGGATGACGCTGGATAAGGCTATAAAGTCGGGTAAGGAGAAGAGGAAGCCATATAAGGGTGCTAAGGCTGGTGATCCTAGCTGTAGGAATCACAAGCGGTGTCCTTACTGTAGGAAAAATAGGGCATATAGGATAGCCAAGAGAGATCAGGATACTAAAATGGAGATGGAAGATGTTTAAACCTGCTGGATGTGGTTCAAACCCACCACAAGATGCTTACTGGGGTATATGCTATAGATGGGTTAGTGTGGAGGATAGGTTACCGGATACTAGTGAGATAGTCTTGTTCTACATAACCTATCCACCTGATACCATGTTCAACCTAAGGGCTGATCCTTTTCCTAAGCAGAACATCAGGCTAGGAGGGCTTGCATATAATGGCAAGTGGCTTACCTATGAGAATCAATATGCTCAACATGATATACAGCATGTAAGCCACTGGATGCCAATACCAGAACCACCTGCTAAACATGGATCTTGATCAATATGGTAGAGTTACAGGAGATATGATTACCCATATGCGTAAATGTTCTTGCAAGCAATGCGAAGCGGAAGTTGATTTACTTGAAAAGGTTTATGAATATCAAAACAAGTCTAAGGCAACCAAGCCACTTCCTGACAATCCAACATCAATCAAATCAACAACATATCCAGGAGGATAACATGAAATACCTACTAGCATTACTACTATTATCAACCTCTCTCCAGGCTTCTTCTAGGCTCTACATAGACAGTAGCGACCTGGAGATAAGCGAAGACACCTTCTACATTCACCTAGGTGGCAACATGTATTCAGCTACAGGAGCCATATTCAACGATGAAAGCGGCTTGTACATACTAGAAACCAACATGGACTTCCAGAAGAAGTGGAAGTGCCCTTACTGCCACATGATGTGGCCGGTGAAATCACCTTGTAAGAACGCTGAATGCCCATCCAAATACAGCAAGGTGAAGAAATGTGGATCATAGATGCTGATGGAGATGCTTTTAATACAGATCACTATTGCTCTATCAGGCTTACAACCTCCTGCATACAGCTTTGGCTAGGGGAGAAAGAAGAAGGTGTTTTGGGATATGATATATTTAGCTTGCCTACTGGTTTGGAAGAAAAAGACCGTCGGGCTTACTATCATTACCTTTTGAAGCTAATTCGTGCTGAGAGTATTATATGACTAAGCACGAGCTACTTAAGCAACTTCAGGTGATAAAGAAGAAGCAGGAAGAATCCACTACTGGCTATGGAATAG